ACAAGGAATGATGCAAAATGCTCAACAAGGACCAAGCGAGAATGGTAGCCCCACTGGTGAACAACCAGAAGGCATGGGACGGTCTCCAGACATATCTGGTCAGCCTCAAAGAGTTGACGATCAAAGCCCTGACGGTGGCACAGTCGGAGTCGGAACTGCGCCAGTTGCAGGGGAAGCTGGCTTTACTGGAAACACTTCTTAAACTCAAAGACAACCACACAGCAGTAGTAAAGGTAGAATAAGTTATGGCAATAAACTGGTTTGCAGGTGCGACAGACAGCCCGTGGGTCAATTGGTATATGCCTCGTCCTGTCCGCACTGTAGAAGAAGCAGAACAAGACGTTCCTGCGTCAGACATTATTCCGGTAGAACCAGTTTATTACTACCCTCCCGTAAAACAGGGCGGCGAACGAGAAGATCCTGCCTTTGATCCTAATGCGAGTCCTGTTGCTGCCACAAGAGCAGTAGATTTAGATCAACTTGGGTATATTAACGTCGCAGACATACAGTTCAGTGGCTATAACGATTTTCTAAATACAAAGGGCATTCCTGATCGCTCTGGAGTATTTAGTAAAAATGGATTTAGTATGGAAGGAACTGATGTAAGTAAGCTTGGGCCAGAATTTAGTACGCCAAAACGAGGTGAAAAAGTCGGAAGTTTAGCTCTTGCTCTTACTGGAAATCCATTTGTAGGTTTAGCAGGTTCTTTGCTTGGCTCTAATGTGCGTACAATTACGGACCCTACTGGACAGTTTCCTCGTGCTATCCAAGAGTCGGGTTTTGGCAATGTTATGGCAACTATGTCGATTGCACAAGAGTATGATGGACTGGGTAAAATTCGTGATGCTTGGAATAAAAATCCAAATGGTACTCCTGTACAAAATGGACTAGCATTTAGTCTTGGTAACAATATTATATGGCGGGAGCCAGATAGTGACATCTACAAGGGACTAGAGGGAACAGGAATCAACCAAAAAACAGCCAAAGGATTGGGTGATTTAATTCTAGGTAGAGAGGTAGGAAAAGGCGTAGTTGATACAATGGTCAACGACGGAATTATTACCGACGGATACACTGTAGACGAATTGTACGACAATACAGGCGTTTCTCCAATCATTTCTACAAAAAATGGTGGGTATCTTTTGGATGGTTCTTTTAATTTTAAAGGAAGAAAATCACCTTCAGGTAGATATGAAGATTTACAAGGTATGGCCGACACTGTGTTTAACGGCAACATGGGTGTAGCTACAGACTGGATGAATTCTGCCAGAAGCACCAAGTTCGAAAGTGTAACAGAACAACTAGCTAATTTGCAATATTTTATGGATTTGTCTAGGGGGATTAGTAAAGAGATAGCCACATTGAACAGAAAAACTGTTCTAAACGGCGCAACTGCCCCTACTGCCACCAAAACACAGAGCGTAACTGCTGAAAATTCTTCTGCCAAACAAGAGGCTGAACGGGACGAAACTGAAAAGAACATAGCCAAAACTGGGGCGATAGGATCTGCGGCAAGAGCAGGACAAGTTATTAACCCGTTTGAGCAGCAGGGTCATCGGGGCGGTGGCGGAGGATCTCAAACCAGAAGTGGAAGAGGGCAGACTTTCTCCGAAAAAGCTTCCTCCGGACGTGGGTATAAAATTGGCGCAGAAGGCGGCGCAGTAGATGAACTACCCCGCAAATATGCCGAAGGAGATTTAATTGTAGGTGATCAGTCTACATCCGCTGGAGATCCAATTATATCTCAAGAAGAACTTGCAAGCGGGCCAGAAAGATCGGGATTTATTGAGCGACCACCGTCCCAAGTGTCTGATCAAGAATCAGTTGCGGACGATAAGCCAACGAACGCTGATACGGGCGGATTTATAATTAACGAGGCTGCAGTCTCTGAAGCAGGAGAGATGGACATTGCAAAGATGATCTCAAAAGCTGAAAACTACGCTAGACAGAACGGCATCGAGCCTGATCCAAACCAGCCCACAGAAGAAATTTTAACATCTGCAGGAGAGGTTTACATTGAACCGCACCTTCGCTCTATCATAGGCGAAGACGTTCTCCGCAAGATAAACAATCGGGGTAAACCAAAGACCCGTAAAAAGATCCAACAAGCAAAACAGCAAGGTTTTGTAGAACGGGTCTAAAGAATTCGTCAGCTACCCGCAAGTTCGCGGCCCTGACACAACCGGAGCGGCTACCCACAGCCAAGTGGCCCCGCAAGTGAGGTAAAATAAATGGCAAAACGTGTAAAAGGCCATAGAGCCAACAAACCAAATGATTCCTTTGGAACAGTCAATAGTGGGACGTTGTACAAGGGTAAATATCGTGAAGAAGTCTACACAGACGACGAAGACGATGAAGAAGAAGGCGAAACAGTAGAAGCACAAGATGCGGACCCCAAAGAATCGGCTACTTCGCAAGAAGCTAACGATAGCTTTGCAGCAGATACAAAAGCCTCTGAGCCTGACTACAAAAAACGCTATGACGACCTAAAGCGTCACTATGACGAGAAGCTTTCTGAATGGAGATCTGAAAAAGAAGAACTTCTTTCTAAGATGTTATCCAGTCAGCATATTGAACCGGAAGATGTACAAGACCTCGACCGATTCAAAGCACAGCATCCCGACGTATACAACGCTATACACAAGATTTCTGCCTCTCAATCTGAAGCACGAGTCAGAAACCTTGAAGGTGAATTGGAGGAAATCAAGCAACGCGAAAAGGCACTGGAAAAACAGAAAGCCTACGAAGAGTTGCTTCGTTTGCAACCCGATTTTGAATCTATCAAATCTTCTGATAAATTTATTTCGTGGTTAGAGAGCCAGCCAACGTCTATTTCAGACGGGGTGTACAACAACGCAACTGACGCTAAATGGGCAAGTCGTGTTGTGGATCTCTACAAGGCAGACACTGGTTTGTCAAAAACTCCAAAGAATAAAGTTTCTAAAAACTCTGACGCTGCTATGTCAGTCACTAGAGGTTCCGCTAAAGAAGTAGGCACCAATAGGGGAGAAACAAAAATTTGGAAAGCTTCAGAAATCGGCAAACTCAAGCCGTGGGAATTCGAAAAGCTGGAAAGCGAAATCGATGCTGCACGGAGTGAGGGCCGAATCGACTTCAACTCTTAAACCTCAAACAGAGGAAGGAATAGACCAATGGCTTTTGATAGCGCATCAGGTTACAACAACCTGCCTTCCGGTAACTTTACACCGGAAATTTTCAGCCAAAAGGTTCTCAAATTCTTCCGTCGCGCTTCGGTTGCTGAAGACATCACGAACACCGACTACGCGGGCGAAATCGAGAACTACGGTGATACAGTACGTATCATCAAAGAACCAACAATCACCGTGTCTAGCTACTCACGTGGTTCTGTGGTAAACCCACAAGACCTCGCTGACGACCAGACAACTATGGTTGTTGACCAAGCAAACGCTTTTGCGTTTAAGATTGACGACATCGAAGAGCGTCACTCTCACGTCAACTTCGAGGCTCTTGCCACTTCTTCGGGTGCATACTCGCTGAAGCGTAAGTACGACGCCAACATCCTGACAGCTATGGCTTCAGGTGCAGGTCTGACCGGTGAGTCAGGTGCGCCTACTGCTCAAATCTCCGGTATCGGAACTTTGGGTTCGGCTCTTGCTGTTACTACGGGCGACATTGCTGTCAACACCATGTTGGCAATGGCTGCTGCCCTCGACGAGCAGTCGGTTCCAGAAGAGAACCGTTGGTTCGTTGCTCCCCCAGCTTGGTACAAGCAGTTGTTCTCAGCAGGTGCAAAGTTCGCAGAAGTTCAGGTAACTGGCGATGCAACTTCTCCGCTGCGTAACGGCCTTGTTTCTCTGGGCAACATTGCTGGCTTCCAGTGCTACAAGTCAACTGCTCTCGTTTCTAACGGCGGCACAGACCAAGTAACACTGTCTGGTCTGGCAACTGACGGCTCAGAAGAAGTTGTTCTGGCTGGTCACATGTCAGCGACTGCTACTGCTTCGCACATTGCAAAGACAGAAGTTGTTCGTTCAACCGAAACATTCAGCGACATCGTTCGTGGTCTGCACGTATTTGGCCGTAAGGTTCTGCGTCCAGAAGCCATCGTTCGCGCTGTTGTAAACGTGTAATAGGGAGGACTAGATAATGGCTACTCTTAGTGTAACTAACGCCGTTGCTGGCGTCCCTGTTGGCCGCAAGCTTCAAGTCATTGAAGTTATGGCTGACTTCTCAACAACCAATCTGACCACTGCAGATACTTTCCAAGCTTTGACAATTCCAGCTAACACGCTGGTGGTTGCCGCTGGTGTGGAAGTTGTAACTGTAACAGCTAACGCTGGTTGTGTGTTGGACATGGGCGACTCTGATGATGACCTGTATGTTTCGGCTCTTGATGCCACGACTGCTGGTCACGAAATCAACAACGCTGCAGGTACAATGAAGCTGTACACTGCTGCTGACACCATTGACCTGACAGTTGACACTGCCACGTTCGACGGTAAAGCCCGTGTGTTTGCAGTTATCTGCGACATGGGTTCAGGCGAGACTGCGATTTCATCGTTCACCTCTGCCTAACTAAAACGTCAGGGGGGCCACGTGCCCCCTTGACACCTTTTTAATTTTGTGATATAAGCAGGGAACCACCTGCGGGGATAAACCCACTATGCCACGCAAAAAAGAAACACCCATCAAAAGAACCACGACAGGAAAGGGTGCGAACTACCGCCCTACCAAGTCTGGTGCAGGAATGACTGCAAAAGGTTGAAAGAGTACAGAAAAAAGAACCCCGGTAGCAAACTAAAGACAGCAGTCACGGGGAAAGTAAAGGCGGGAAGCAAAGATGCCAAGCGTCGCAAATCTTTTTGTGCCCGTTCTGCTGGACAAATGAAAAAGTTTCCCAAAGCAGCAAAAGACCCGAACAGCCGTCTTAGACAAGCACGGAAGAGGTGGAAATGCTAAATCTACTTGTAGGTCCGATTACACAGCTAGCTGGCACTTGGCTAGAAGGCAAAGTCGAAAAGACAAAAGCTGAAACAGGTGCAAAGGTTGCCAAAGCAAAAGCGGAAGCAATCATAATGGAAAAGAAAGCAACCGGCGAAATTGACTGGGACTTAGAAGCAATAAAGGGTAGCCAGAACTCGTGGAAAGATGAGTGGCTGGTTATTTTGTTTTCAGTACCGCTGATTCTCGCGTTCATCCCCGGAATGGAAGATGTCGTATCCCACGGATTTCAACAACTGGAGCAAATGCCTGAATGGTACCAGTACAGCTTGGGCGTTATTGTTGCTGCAAGCTTTGGAGTCCGCAGCGCGACAAAATTCTTTGGAAAGAAATAAAAATGGCTGAAGTCACGATGGAAAGACTCCTTCAATGGAAGATACTGCCTCGACTGATGATGCTGACAATGACTCTGATGAGTTGGCGTTGTGCAGAGTGGTTTATGAACTTGGACGCCCCAACAGCGTCACAATCCGCCTTTGTAAGCGTTGTAATGGGTGCCATGACCGGTGCGTTTGGTATCTGGATGGGCGGAGAAAATAAAAAATGAAATACAACGAATCACATTTTCTAGACAAACTTATTGAACACGAAGGCATGGTCCTTACCGTGTACGAAGATTCTCTTGGTATCGACACTATTGGTATCGGGCGCAATTTAAAGGACAGGGGAATCAGTAAAGAAGAACTGGATTACATGGACATTCCTTCTATGGCTGTTGTTTACGAACACGGTATCACAGAAGCGGATGCAAGATATTTAGCCTTGAATGACATCAAGATTGTAGAAAACGAACTGGTACGAGTTCACCCTTGTGTTGAGGGCTTATCTGCGGTTCGCCAACTGATTTTGATGGACATGGCCTTCAATATGGGTGTGCCACGCCTTTGCAAATTCAAAAACATGTGGAATGCAATCCACAGCGGAGACTTTGAAGCCGCAAGCTTTGAGATGATGGATTCGAGATGGGCACGTCAGGTAGGCGGACGGGCTAAAAAGCTTTCTGACGCAATGAAAACAGGAGAGTTCTAAGATGCCTTTGACTAAAAAGGGCCAAGAAATCATGTCTTCAATGAAGCGAACCTACGGGGGCCGTAAAGGTGAACAAGTCTTCTACGCAACAGCAAATGCTGGCAAAATCACGGGTGTTGAAAAGAAAGCGAAAGGCGGCAGCGTTGGAAAAGCTGGCAAATCGTCGAAGCCTAAAGCGAAGAGCAAAAGTAGAGTTAATGAGGCTGGCAACTATACTAAGCCCGCACTAAGAAAACGACTGTTCAATAAAATTAAAGCCGGAAGCAAGGGCGGAAAAGCCGGACAGTGGTCAGCCCGCAAAGCACAAATGCTGGCTCGTGAATACAAAGCCGCAGGGGGCGGATACCGTGATTAATGGAACACGTATTTTTACTGCTGGTCTATCTTGGAACCGGAGATTTTAGAAGACCTGCCAGTCAAGACATGTACTTTTGGAACATTG